GTTGCTGCTGTACCAAGAAACCCTAAAAATCCTGTAGCTGTAGCTAAAGCTGTACTACCACCAGCAAAAAGTAAACCAATACCTGCAATAATTCCAAATATTTTACCTTCAACTACTGGTATTATTTTTATTTCCTGTGCTATTGGATCAAGCATATTTTCTTCTGTCACGTTATAGCCACCAATATCTACCTTATAAAATTTATCTAACATATATGTTTCTAGCTCTGGGTGATTACAACGCAGAAAACGCATCACCTCAACTGTATTTCTTACTTCTGCCTTTTGTTCTTTCCATCCTACAAAATCAGCCAGATCTCCATATAGTTTTACTGTCTTAAGCATGGATCTTTCTGTAATGTTTCTATTTTATCTGTTGGCTTAAATTTAAACCATCTTTTTGTCTT